AACAAAAAAATATAAAAATTGATTTCTTAAAAATATAAGATTATTGTTCAGTATAATAAAAGAGATGATGTGGTTTGAATTGGGCTTTTCAGCCTTTTGTACTATCTGGTTGATTTGCACAATTGCGATTTTTCGCAAAGATCGTAGAAAAAGAAGGATACAAAGGAAACGATTTACACCAAGGCTTCACCCAATACCCGAAAATGATACCATTTAATTATTTTCAGGTAATATATTATAATGCTTGAATATTTCGCTATTAAACATTTAACACAAGACAAAGAAACATTTGAAGTAAATCAGATGAGTGAAACAACAACCAACTTAGTTGTTCTCATTATCTCTGTCTCCGCAGCATATCTCGCTTATGAGAAGAATGCACATGAAACCGTTGCTTTAAGAATAGCATACACTTTACTTGCATTCCTCTTCGCCAATATTTACATTATCTACTATTTCATAAGATACGTAGTAATGGGTGATGGAAGCCGTCCTCGTGGAGGAAAAGGTAAGAAGCGTGGGAGGAAAGGAAAAGGACGTGGAAAGAGACGTTAAAAAATTGATAGCCTAATAATTCTGATTGATATAATTAGTAATTATATCAATTACTTACGATTTTATTGTTGTTGAGATGGCTGAAAACGGTTTGATAACACCACCGCGCTTCAGTCCAATGCCTACGACACCTCCGCGACTTGTTCGTCAGGATGCACGATGTGTGCATCTTAGTCCTTCATGTGCGGATTCATGGAGGAAATTTGTTTTTCCACATGTGGGGGTGGAAGAGTGGGAGTTATGGCGTGCGATTTTAACCCCACAAATCCCCGCATCCTCACCGCCATTTTCTCGTCAGAACGCGTTCTCTGGCCCTCCGTTCCAACGAGATTGACCGTGGCGACGTGGCGGTGGTCATCCCCCTCCTCAGCGACTTTAAAGTCGTTTTCATAAAAAAAAAATATAAAAATGAATATAAAAAGATATGAGAATAATATAGTTAATATAAATAATGAGTGTTGAAAAAGCAGGATTATCTTTTACAATAAGTAAAGATCCATATGAAACATCTGAATCATACAATAGACGTAAATGGTTTATTGCGAATTTAAAACCCACATCTGAGGAATTATTTAAGGAATATGAAACATATTCACGTGTATTTAACAATATGCTTTTTCTCAATTGTAGATATGATCCTTCTCTTGAGAAGAAGGTAAAAGAATTAGCTGATCATATTAAGAGTGGAGGAGGGGTTTTACAAAAGAAGAAGAGGATGAAAATAATTAGAAAGAAAAGAAGTAAAAGAAATTTTGTAAAAGTATAACCGAAAAATTAAAATATAATTTTATAATAAAGATATGCCTAATTCAATACCTGCACCTGTTGAGAATATTAATCCACAAACCAAAATGACATATTACAATGTTTATGGAGGAATGCTTATTAAAACAACATATGATCCAAATACAAATAGTTATCACACAGAGAGATCGGTGTGGAATCACGTTCCCTATCCTGGATGTAAAAATTGATTTTAATAAATTTTAAAATAGTAATTAAAAGAATAATTTAACAATGAGTTTTCATAGGGATTTTCATGGTGATCATGATGATCATGGTGAGAAATACAAACCTGAAGATTTTCCATGTCTGGGTTGTGGAGAGATAAAACCAGGTTTGTATTGTAAATCCAGTGGATATCATTATGATTGCGAACCTTGTTTCATCTGTTGTGGAACAATTAAGGGATGTGGTATTAATTATTTCATTCCAGATTTATATGTAAAAGTTCATTGGGTTTGTACCCGTAAAATGCCACAGATCATCCTTATTCAACGGTGGATGAAGATAAGGTTGGAAAAACTCCGTTTATTTAATGAACATTATCATCCAGATAACTTCTTGAATACATTACAAGGACGTCGTCTTTTAGAAAAAGCTTCTTCATTGTAAAACAATTAATTTGCGAACAATAAGATTATAACCCATAAATCCAAGTGCTAAAAATATAAGAAGAGTAAGGAAATCATCACCAAATAATGCACCACCTAACTTAAGGCCACCTTTTCTTCCATATTCTGTATGAATAAGGATATGTAATATTAAGAGAATAGTGAAATACTTGATGACATCATTTAGGAGATCAACATATTCATAATCAAGATCTGTTTCAACTAAAAATATAGGTTGATTTGACATTCTATATTTATATTAGTATATAATAATTTTATACGATCGCACGTTTTATTCATATTTTTAATTTAATAATTAAAATTATGTTGAGTATTTTACCTACAATTCTCAAATTTATTGGTAATAAAAATGGAGATCCTATAATTAAAGATGATCAAACAATTATAGAAGATCTTTGTAATATTGGAGAAGAAGATCTTGTAATTAAAGTTGATGATATATACAATGATCTTGATATATTTGTGGATAATAGTGGGAGAGATAATTCGGTTTATTCAAATATCAATTATACAAAAACAAAATATGGTGATTATTTATTACGTAAAATATTAAAATCACCAACCACTAATGTTGATCTTCTCAATAAAAGACAAAATATAATTAAATACTATCTTAAAGATGATCTTATTCTTGATATTGAAAAAGATTTAATAAGAATAGGAAATGATTGTGGCGAATATTTTGAGTTTTGTATAAGTGATCAAGATCCTGATCAAAAGGTCTTCTACGAAATGATTTATTATGATTATCCAATTATTAATCTCATTAATAAAAGCAATATTATACTTTCCCTCTCCAACTTCTATAAAATCTTCATTGCACCATCAATCGCAATTCTTACCCCCGTTATATGTATTTTCGCACCAATTCTTCTCGCAAAGATCATAGGATTTCCCGCAACAATATTACAGATGATTGGATCTATGATAAGACTTATATTTTCAGGAGGTGTATCTATGTTTCTCAGTAAAAAATCGTTTAAAGAAAAGATGATCTTATTATTCACAGTTTGTGCTTGGTTATTTTATTATGTATATGGATCATATCAAAGTGTTTTAGCAGGTAAAACAACATATAATGTAATTAAACTTTTTACCAAGAAAGTAGCTGATATACAAAATTTAGTATCTGTTGTTTCCTCCCTTAAAGATAAATTGGGATCTATTATTGATTATGATATTGCTCATCATCTTGATTCACTTAAAAAACTACTTTCATTTAATGTTAATAGTATTTTTAATATCTTTTTTAAAGGTAATGTATTAGTCGCATATAATAAATTATTAAAAGAAGGACGAAAACATATCTACCCTCTCCTTAAATATATCGCCGAAATTGACGCATATTATTCAATCGCGAAATTATATTCAAATGGATATTATGTGTTCTCCAAATATTTGAGTAAAGATGACGGTATTCCAGTTCTTAAAGGATCTTCTATCTATCATCCTTCATTAAATAAAAATCCGATTTGTAATAGGGTGCGAATTGATGGTAAATATCCAGGTATGCTTATTACAGGTCCAAATATGGGTGGTAAGAGTACATACATTAAGAGTGTGATACTTTCAATTATATTTGCACAGACTATGGGGGTTGTTGCTTGTTCTGGATCATATTCGCTTACACCATATGATTGTATAAATACTTGTTTGAAGATACCTGATTCAACTGGATATGTATCACAATTTGAGGCTGAGATGTATAATAATGGGAAACAGTTGGATAAATTAAAGGATTTATCTCCGGATAAGATTGCGATTTCGGTTGTGGATGAGATATTTACGACAACAAATAGTTTGGAGGGTATAAGTGCGGGGTTTTCTATTTGTAAGAAGATGGCTTCATATAAGAATGTTACGACAATTGTGACAACACATTATCCAGAGTTGTGTGATCTTGAGGCTATAACAGGTAAAAGAATAAGGAATTATCGTTTTAAAGTGGAAAGAGATCAAGAGGGGAATATTGTGTTTCCTTATAAGATTGAGAGAGGGATATCAGAAGATCATATTGCATTGGAATTATTGGAAAAGAATGATTTTGATGAGGATATTTTGAAAGATGCTAATAAGAAATGTGGTGAGCTTAGAGAAAGATATTCAAAGTTGAATATAAAAGAGAAGAAAGATTAAAATTATAGTTGCGTTTAAATTTATTAGATTTAATCAATATTATATCTAATAATGCATAATTATCTATTAACACTAATAGCATTTTTGTTATTCCTCCTCTTAATTATATTATACTTCTTATACAAGAATTTAAATAATATGAAAGTACAAGTCGCGAAAAATACAAGCAATATTAATCAATTAGCATCTGCTCTTGATATCTTTGCAACCTCTCATGAACAGGATATCTTACATCAAGAAGGTGGTACGCAAAGATCTGTTGAACAACACCCAGTTCCAACAATGCCCGAATCACATGTTTTAGACACAATTCCCGAAAATGTAGAAGATGAAAACAGATTTGAATTAAGTGACGAAGACTTAGAAACATGTTCTTCTGAAGAGGAAGTTGATGAAGTTGATTTACAAAACAAGGTTGATGATATTTTAAATAGCTTAGAAGGAGATGAAGGGGGAGAAGACGGGGAAGAAGAAGAAGAGGAAACTGATGTTAAAGTAATTTCAACTCCAGAAAAAGAAAAAAAAAATAAAAGAAAAGTTCCAAATAAACCCGCAAAAAGTTTTGATGAAGGATATACAATGACATCTGAAAATGATGGAAATAATTACCAGGTTTTTCTTACTTCAAATGGACAGCATCGTTGGAAATTAGTTCAACAAGAACCAGATGTTGAAAAATCTTTAGTAAATTTTATGAAACTTGATGAAGAAGTTGAGGAGGAAGATGCTGGAGAAGAAGAGGTAGAGGAGAAAGAAGAGAAAGAAGATGCGGTAGAAGAGGAAGAAGTAGATGATGTAGAGGAAGAGGTAGATGATGTAGAGGAAGAAGAAGATGAGGTAGAGGAGGTAGAGGAAGATACGGGAGAAGAAGATGAAGTTGATGATAATACATCATTAGAGATTGTAGATGCTTTATCTTCAGATGAGGAAGACGAAGAAGATGAGGAATAAATTTTAGCAAAATCCTAGATCTTTACAGATTTCCGTTGAATTCATACCATTTTCAATATCTGTTATGATCTCCTCTGTATGTGAGACAATATCTTTACAAAGTTCTCCAACTTCATGACCACCAAGTGCATAACAAAGTACTTCAACAATATCACCGATAATTGTAATTGTGTTATTAGTAAATTTTAGTTCGTATTTGATTATATCAACCGAAAAATTACATAATTCGCAAGGTATCGTTTCATGTGATAGTGTTGGAACAATAAATAATAATATTAGGAGAGTTGTAAATATTTTTTTAGTCATAATTTATTTTTATTAGTAAAAATATCTTTATATTGATTAAATAAAATATAATTATATAATAATGAATAACAGAGTTGGTGTATGTTCCAAAACATCTAATAACAAATATTTAAACTGTCCTGCGAGATCATATGCTGGAGGTGCATTCACAGATTGGAGACCCAGTTGTGATGCTGAGAACAATTTAAGACTTGCGAATGGTCTTCACAGTAATTATGAATACAGACAGTGGTTGATCAACAATGCATCAAATATTATGAATGTAAATCGCCAATACAATGAACAAAAGAATGGATGCCAACCATGCAGTGCCCAGGATATTCCAGTAGCATCTATGTGCTATGTAGATAGAACTTCAGCTGTATGCAAGAGCACTAACTGTGGAGGTATCGGACAACGTAGTGTAGCAGTAGATGAACCACGTCTTATTAATAACTCAGTAATGGATACTGTTTCGCCAATGGATCCTAATGATATGTTATTAGCTGGTGTAGGAAATCCTTAAATAAATAATAATATAAATATATAATAAGTAAGAATAAATGAGTCAAGGTAATTCTTTTGCATCAATTAATTTTAGTGACCCTGAGGCACAATCTGTATTTAAATACAGAGAACAAGCCGTATGTGATAAATGGAGAGAATCAGAATATCCCATGAAAGACTGTCTCGTAAAAACATTAGAAGATCGTGAAGGATCCTCTTTCATAGTAAAGGGAACCGCAACAGGAGGCATCCTTTTAAGATCTGGTGGAGATATTTATGTTAAATATTGGGCTGCGAATCCACCAACATTCGGGAGTTCTTATGCGGGATCTGGTCTTCCATACCCAACAGAAGCAGTTGCTTATGAAAATAGTCCAAACAGTGGTGTTATAAGATGTGAAGGAGGTAGTTTTACATTTAAGTTAGCGTATCCGAATAGTTATTACAAAAACATGGGAACAGTATTAGTTCCTCCTCAAGTGAGATTACAATATTGTGATAAAGATGGTAAAAAGCTAAGTAAAATCTATACTGTAAAATTAGGAAATCCAATTCCATTTAGAACATTAACCTGGCCCACTCAAAGAAACTGGAATGATGGACCTTTATATTATTATAATCGTCATTTACCTGTAAGAACTCAGGAACAGATTCTTGCAAATTCAGCATATCCTGCTGAAAATGTTATGCCCAAGAATTTCTGGGGACTTAGACCACCGAAGTAATTTGGTTAATAAATAATAAATATTTGATTATATTAAGATAATGAAATATTTCACTGATAAAAAAATACTAAAGATCCATAAAGATCTTGGATTAAAACCCACTAAAAGCAGTATCACCACTCTTCACAGACTTGTAAATAACTATATGACATATTACATTAAAAGTGGAGCTCAAGTTGCATCTATGACTGGTGGCGGAACTATTAATGGAAAAGTAGTTGAACTAGTAAAAAAACTCAATCATGAAACAAATGTATATCATCATACTCACTTTATTGAAAAAATGGGAACCGAACAAACTGGTGGTAATATTGTATCCGATGGAAATCTTGATCTTCTCTTTAATAGTACTGGACCACACAATGAATCAATTAATCAAGCTTTAATAGATCGTCGTTTCTCACCACCAGTTATAGGTGATTCTATTCACCCAGAATTTATGGGTGGAGGAAGATCTAAAAAGAAATTACTTACACGTGTTCCAGGATTAAAAACAATGCAAAAATATGTGAATTCTCTTACAGGTGGATCTACAAAATTAGATAAAGATGGTCTTAAAGATCTTCATTATTTAGCTGAGAATTTTGTTATAAAGGCTTCATTAAAGGGTAGAGATGGGAAAGGGAGGGTTAGTGGTGAAAGAATTATAAAAAATTTATAGAATTATTATTTTCGAAGTTCTTCAACAATTCGTTCAAGAACACCTTCTCCTGCATCACGATTGTATCCACCAACAGAAATAATATTTGTTTCAGAATTAAATCGGGTTTTAATAGGTCTTCCACACATATAATCAATATATTCATTATTACATGCATCTTCTAACTCTCCAGGATCAAGAGGTGGTGCTGGAATTCCACGAAAGACAAAGAAAGATGCGATTGGTGCATTTTTCCACATCTCTGTAAGAAGTTTTTTGCGATCAATTCCTTCAATATTAATGCTCATTTTTTTTATATTTATATTATAAATATTCAACAAATAAAAATCATTTTTATTTAATTCTGATTTTTTTCATATTATCTGTAATAGCCGATATTTCTTTCAAATATATTTTATTATTATGAATATAATAATTTCCATTGTATTTACAATACCAATCATAATATCTTGGATCATATCCAATTAAATTTTTTGAATTCATCACATTTTGATTACATAAGAAATAAGCTTCCATTTCTTCATCAGTTTGATCAATAAATGTATTTGGAATTTTGAGAATATATGCTGGTAATATATAATTTTTAGTTGGATGTTTTTCGGATCTATGTTTGTGATTATTTTTATACCAAAAATATTCATTTACAATATATTTCGGTTCATTTTTAAAATATTCTCGGGAAAGAATATTTGTTGGTAGTTTTGTTAATACACCATATTCTTTATTAATCAATTTATCTTTCCGATTAAACATTCCATTCTGTGAAAATGAATACCTAGTCACTTTTTTAAAATTGTCTTTATTTTCAGTGAATTGAATTAAAGATGGTAAATGGATTTTTCTGTTAATATCCGGATAATTAAATTCACCAATAATGTCTTGATCAATCGCAGGAACTAGATCATCTCTATGAGAGCGTCCATACTGTCTCCACACCATTAATTTATTAACTGTATTTCCACTAGTTGTAATTTTTGTTTGTTGTGGAAGTGTTATCATCATACCATATTTTTTACTCCATTTCTTTAGAGAACAATGTTCTATTCCGTTTTTAGTAATAATAATTCTTTTTTCACAACCAGTAATTGAAATAGTCATAATATGACCATCTGTAAAGAAAACTTGATCTTTTGTAATTAGATCATATTTCCGTTGATCTAATTGTTTTGAAATTACATTAATGGTCTTTCCAGTGCAATACGAAGATACTTTATTCAAAAATTTCTTCATTGTATTTTTAATATTTAATTTATTGAATTAAATATTAATTTTTCAATTTTTTATTAAGATATTAAGATATTAAGATATTAAGATATTAAGATATAAAAATATATATATAATAAATATGACACATACTCTAAAACATTTATTCACTAAAATATCACAAGAAACCCTCAAATTCACTCCATCTAAATTTAATACAACATATGCATTACCCATCCTCCGTGACTATTCTGGAATTGATTGGAAGAATCATATACAATATGATGAAAATACCTATAATAGAGTTCATTTATATTCACATCCAATGTTTGATGCTTATCTTCTTTGCTGGCTTCCTAAACAATTCACCGAGACACATAATCATTGTATGAGAGGATGTATTTTTAAGGTGCTTGAGGGAACTCTTGTTGAAGAACGATTTTATAGATCTACTATTCTTCAAGAAGGAACAATATCAGGAATTAGTGATAATCGCATATATCACAATATATCTAATACTTCAATAGATCCAGCTATTTCTCTTCATATATATGGAAAATGAAAAATCTGACTATTTATAATGGAAGAATTACTTAAACAATTCCATTAAATCATCCAACTCATTCACCCACATCTGTTTAGCACTTGTATCCTCAATCTTTTTCTTCTCTACCTCTTTATCGGAAAACTCCTTCTCTAATTCAATAACCTTCTTCTTTGTTAAACTACGAATACTCATACGAATAAGATAATCATATCCCGCCTCTTTATCAGCACCAACACGTAACTTATCAAGTCCAAATTCTTCCAAAATAACATCAATCTCTTCATCATCTTTGTTAAGAATATCAATCTTTTTCTCAATGAATCCTTTAATGAACTTCATTTTGTTTTCAAGAACACGAAGCTCATCTCCGAATAATTTCAACATATAATCCCTACGTTTGATGTAATGAATCATACGAACATAATAGAATGATTTGAGAATATCTTCCGGAGAACGGAATTTCTCAATCTTTCCTTCATCATTAAACAGATGCATATTTGTTGTACCGACACATTTACCACTTCTTAAATTAAACAGCTTCTCAAACTTTGCTTCATCTTTCATCAATTTATTCATTACATTTGCATTCTTAAATACAACTGTAAAATCAACATGTGTTTCTCCCGAATTTTCTTTGATTGTTTTAATATACCATTCAACACCATTCTTCGGAATTTTCTTATTTTTACTTTTCATCTGTTTTTCAGCCTCTTTTGCACCTGTTGATGTCATTGATTCAAGAAACATCTTGTAATCTTCAGTCCAAGTTCCAATGGGTAGTTCAGTAATTTGAATCGTTGTTGAGTTAATTTTCTTCCAAATTCCACGTGTTTCAAACTTTCCCTTTCCAACTTTAATAACTTCTCCTTTAAATCCACGAAACCATGGTGTCATTTCAACAGGTTCTTCATCTTTGATCAATCTTTTAAGATTTGCAATAATATCTGTTGGATTAAAAGCAGGGACTTCGGTAGAAAATCCTGTTCCAATACCTTTACAACCATTAACAAGAATCATTGGAATAATGGGACAGTACCAATCTGGTTCAACGGGTGTTCCGTCATCATCCAAATAATTCAGAATTGCACAATCATATTGATTATAAAGCTTATCTACAATATGTTCAAGTCTTGTGAAAATATAACGTGGTGATGCAGAATCTTTACCACCCATTAACCGAGTACCATGTTGCCCACTTGGGAAAAGAAGATTAATATTGTTTGAACCCACGTAATTCTGTGCCATTCCAACAATTGCATCACAAAGTGATTGTTCTCCATGGTGATAACAAGAATGCTCACTAACATAACCTGCTAATTGTGCGACTTTAATCTCTTTCCGAAGATTTCTTTTTAAACAAGAGAAGAAGATTTTGCGCTGTGAAGGTTTGAATCCATCACAGATGTTGGGAATACTACGTGCATTATCATAAACAGAGAAATGTCGGAGGTCTTTGTTAATGAAATCTTTATATGATACATTAACACTATTAATGTCAAGAATTTCTTGTGGATTATATTCCATAATCCAATCTTTACGTTTATCTGCTAAAGTCTTATCAAAAGCAAGTTTAATTGCTGTATCAACACAATCTCCACCATCTTCTCCACATTCATATGACACTGTTTTCTCAGCAATCTCCTTAAAATATTCCTGAAATTCTTTTCCACTACTTGTACCTAAACCCTTATAATATTTAACAGTCCATCCTTTCATATCATTCTCTTCTTTCCAGTTATTATAATCTGTAAGTGTATAAAAAGAAAGCTTGGATGTTTTCTTAATAAGTTTAATAATTGGTGTTGCAAATGTACAAAGAAATCCCGGATATTTCGCTAAATCTGGGAAATAATGATGAATCATATTAATAAACAATCCCTTAATATGAGAACCATCAACATCCTGATCAGTTAAGATCATAATGTGTCCATATCTCAAGCTCTTAATTTCTTCTTCAGTCTTATATTTCTTCTTAAAATCAAGCCCAATAATTTTGATAATATTCTGAATCTCAACATTATTCTTATCCTGTCCCTTTTTACATTCTCTTACATTAAGAAGCTTACCCTTTAGTGGAAAAAGTCCATAATAATCATAACCATTTTTAATAGCTTCCAATCCAGAACGAGCGGAACTCTTTGCTGAATCTCCCTCCGTTAAAATAAGTGTGCATTTATGTGCCTCTGATGTACCTGCTTTGTTCGCATCTGTTAGCTTTGGAATTCCACGTAAAGTTCCCTTCTTTTCACCAGATTCCATCTTATTTGCAACTGAATCTTTATAAGCAGAAAGTGCTTTTGCTTTCTCAATAATACCACATTTTGAAAGTGCTTCGAGAAACTTATCACTTACCTCACATGTTGAACCAAATTTTGTATGTGGTGTTTCTAACTCTTCTTTAATCTGACCTGTGAATGAAGGATTAACAATTGAACAACGCACGAACAACCACAAGTTATCTTTAATATATTGTTCTTTTACATCCGGATCATTTTTCTTCTTCTTTTTCTTAATAAGGTTCGCTAATTTACGTGAAATATGACTCTGAAGTTTTGCAATATGTTTCCCACCTTTACGTGTATAAATACTATTTACAAATGATACTTGTTCCGCTTTATCATCTGGACTAAGACACGCAACAATCTCCCAACGATCAGATACTAATTCATATGCACGTTTTGTTTCACTTTTAGGACCGATGTATGCACTTACATATTTTTCAAAATCCTTATATTCAAGTTTCTTTCCATTAAGAAATACATCAACGGATTTATCAGTACAAGCACAGATATCATATACACGACGTTTCATATAATCAACAATATCCGCATTCATCTCAGTCACACCGAATTTCTCTAAATCTGGATAATATGTAATACGAGTATAAGGTTTTCCACTACATTTTGTAATACTCGGTTTTCCTACTTCCGACATATTATTCTGAAATGTTTGTTTATATTTCAATTTACGTTCAGCATCAACAGTTTCAATTAAGAATTTCAAACTGAAGATATTCGCTAATTTAGCACCGAATCCATTCTTACCACCAACAATTTTTTCTTCTGTTTTATCATAATTTTGACCAGAGCGAAGTTGTCCAAGAATCATCTGGGGGACCCATTTATTCTGTTCTTCATGCATTGCAACATCAAATCCTTTACCATTATTATAAACACTAATGAAATTTTCTTCTGCATTAATAGTTACATCAATTTTAGTTACTTTATCTGTTACATCTGGGTCATCTTTAGTACGAGTATATTGATCAACAGCATTTACAAGAACTTCATCAAAGATTTTGTATAATGCAGGAACAATTGTGAGATCTTTCTTAATCATCCTTTTAAGTGTGTCATTATAAACCCATGCATCTTCATATAGGGATTCTTCAATACTTCCAACATATGAATCAGGAGCTGTTAATACATGTTCAATGTCTGAAAGTTGTTGGTATTTTTCTTCAATTGTTTTTTTCGTAGTTTTCTTTGCCATTATTAATTTCAATTGTGATGTGTTAGTTTAAAATAGCTTTATATTGAATCATTTTTTATTTTTCATTATCATTTTGAATTAATTCAAAATTATGATGGAATGAATTTATGAATATTTATTTTCAATTTCATTATCATTATCATTATCATTTTGAATATTATTTTTATTACATAAATTATATATAAAGCTAATTTTATTATAATTAATTATTTATAATGAAAGTTACAGCTGGAAGAATGATTAAATATATTGAAGAAGAATCTGAATTTAATATTAGTGATATTATTTCAAAACAGATATTTTGGGAATTTGAAGATATATATAATTTAACGGGAATGGGTGAAAGAGTAGTTGAATGTCTTAAAGAAGTAAATCAATTTAAGGAAGAGAGTGATGGAAATATCTATTCAATTGGTAAATATTCTCTTCAAGGATTTGAATATCAATTATTTATTAATTATATTAGAGATCGTATCTGTTATTATTATACAGGATTTCCACATTATGATGTAAAACGTAGTCGTGGTCTTTTAGAAGATCCATCATTTAAAGTAGATGAATATGATGAATATTTAGATTATGGTTTTGAAACAATTGTTGAAGAAAAGAAAGAAGTAGAAACAAAAGAAGTAGAAAAAGAGGAAATAAAACCCGTTCTACTTGTTGAAAAAGTGGATTATACAGAATTTATTGATAAAGTTGTTTCTGACTTTATTGGATCTTCTGAATTTGATGAAATTATGAAGAGTGATAGTAATAAGAAGGATATTGATTGTAAAAAATCGTTTTTTAAAGGAGTAAGTCAGAAACCTGAATTTAAAGCAATGTTAAAAGAAGATCGTAATATTCTAAACAAGAAATTCAATGATGCTGTTGAGAATAGTTTGAATAATATTGAGGTTTCTGTTGAAAAAGAGCCGATTGTTGATCCTGAATATCAAAATAAAATTAAAACTATTTTAACAACACCAATTGTGGATGAAAACAATAATATTCTTAGTTATGAAGAATTCAAAAGTAATGTAGATAAAAATAATTTAAGTATTGATGTATCAACACCAAATGCTGAAGATGATGTTAAAGAGGTAGTTGGTGTTCATGTTTCACAGAATTCACCATATACTTTTACATCGTAAGTCCTAGTCCAAGTCTTTTAGCATTTGGACCACCTTTATATTTATTTAGTAACTTTTTAGCAGATGATGTTAAACTTCTAATTGTATTTGGTTTTTTGTTTCCATTATTTGTTTGAGTGTTTGATTTAGTATTTGGTATTTTAGGTGTATTTGGTTTTTTGTTTCCATTATTTGTTTGAGTGTTTGATTTAGTATTTGGTGTTTTAGGTGTATTTGGTTTTTTGTTTCCATTATTTGTTTGAGTGTTTGATTTAGTATTTGGTGTTTTAGGTGTATTTGGTTTTTTGTTTCCAGTTCTTTGATTATTTACTCTTTGAATTGTTGGATTATTAAGATGATCATTTTTTGTAAAATTTCTTTGAACACCATTTTTATTAACAATACCTAAATGTTTAACTGATCCATCATTTTTAATATGAATTTGATGAACATCTTCATTTTCTCCTTTAATATTATAGATTTTTCCATTAGATTTATTTTCAATACTACTTATACAACCAGGTGCTTCCATACAATTTCTAGAAGGTTTTCCGCCCATTATTATAATATAATTATATTATAATAAAAACGATATTTTAATACAAATGATCTATAAAATACGCAATATAATACGAAATAAATGCTGCAATTGATCCAATTATTAATGTTTCCATTCCATTAAATAAAATATTATTTTGATTTTTCAATGATCCAATTAAAAATAAAAGAATCACATACAAGATCACAGATAATTTATATGCAATCCTTTTTTCTAAAAATATAAAAGGTAAAATAGGTATTGATCCTATAAATACAAATGATGTAAAAGTTGATAACCCAACTAAATGAGGATCTATTCTATGAATCTTTTTAGTCTTCTCAGATAAAAAACTTGAAACACCCATACTAAATCCATCAGCAACTATACTTGCAAGAGCCATAATAACAATAACCGATTTACTAAGATCAGCGCCGATAGATGCGGATATAATCGCAAATGTTGTTATTAATCCATCAACACCACCATATGTTATTTCAGGTAAAAATTTAGTAAGAATACTCATTTATATAATATTTTAGGATATTATATAAATTTATTTTAATTACAATCCATTTAATTTATTCATAACCAAAAGATCAATCTTATTATTCACACTCTCCCCACTGATCTGTTCAAAATCTATAAAACGATATCCACAAAATTCAAACTCCCCATCTTCAACACAAGCATTATATAATATAGGTTCATCTTCCGCCCTTACCGCATTTGGATGATCTCTCACCATTATCCATTCGTCCTTATGAAGAACAATCTGCTCACCACTACAATATATATCTTCGCGATCATCCAATCCACAAACTAATCTATACATATCACTTCTCCTTTTCATTACAATAAATCCCTCAACTCTAACACCCTCTCTAATAAACTCCTGCATAATCCTAATAAATGTATTTTTACCAAATCCCCAATTATTCTTAACAGGTTGATCAAGAGTTGTTGGTGTCTTATTTAATTTTGTTAATATTATCTCCTGGATTTTTTTATTGATCTCCAGATCTCCTGTTTCAAAATAATCACCAAATACTGTCCAATTAGAAACTATTCTATTATTCTCGGTATGAAGACAATAAATAAATCGCTCTCCATAATCATTTATGATCTTCGCATATTTTGAATCTTCAACTCTAATCCACATTCCATCTTCTAATACAAGATGTGTTCCAGCAACTATTGTTCCTCTATAATTAAACATATCCATCCCACATCTACTAAATTTCATTAATCCCAACACTTTACCTCCCTCAATCACCTTATCACCCAATTTAACATCCTTAATAGGAAGAATCTTATCATTCTCTAAATGAATAGGTGTTTCCGGATCAAAACAAAAGAAACGAGCAACACTTCCTATTTTACCATTCCAAATAGATGCAACCGTGGAGAATGCATAATCAAGAACTTTAAGAAGTGCTCTCATTACATAGAAAATAGATAGAAGTAGTTGTTTAATTGTATTATATAATACACTGAGTCTCCAAAATAGATCATAAGCTTTATTTGCGAGTTGATTAATAGCATCAATCATTGTTTGACGAATATAATAAACCATCTTACGAAGATCCTGAATATCCATAGTGATCTCCTTAAGAATTGTTTTAAACATATCCATAAGAGTAACCCAAGGGTGCATAAAAACATCAAACATATCTTTACCCATTGTTGTTACACAATGTGCCATATTATCTGTTATTGATGTTCCGGGTGGTCCAACAACGGATGCAAAGGGAATAACATAGGGTTTGCAACGATATTTAGCCCAGTTCTGTTTATATTTCTGACGATGTTTATCTACAACACAATATCCATATACTAAAGATCCAATAATTAGTGTTGCAATTCCAATGAATAATGAAGTCCATGTAAAATATTTGGATGCAGCAGCAGCAGAGGATGATGCTATATTGAGTGAAAGTATTATTAAGAGAATACCGAATGGTAGGAAGAAAGTGCTTAAACTCTTGAACCACATATTATTAAAATCAACATCTCTTAGGAATTTATTGAATCCCGGGCTTTTATTTGAAAGATAGAAAAGTGATGATAAGAAAAGTCCGATTATGAGTAGGATTGATCCTGTGTAAAAAAGATAAGGATTACTAAAGTAATCACTGAAACAATATGCACCTGTTTCCTTGCTTGATCCAGCAGAATTTTGTGTATATAAATAATATATACCACGGAAATTAAGAGAGTAAGCAACAAGAATAAAGGATGTGAGATTAACTAATCCAAATACGATTGAAAGTGCGGTATTATCTTTCTTATCTGATCCACGAATGAATTTCCTGTATAAAATTTGGATTATTTTTACAGTAATCATTAAAGAGATACCAATTATGAATATGTTTTGATGATCATTAAATAATTTTTGTGAAAGTGTTTGATTGGGCATAATAACTTCTAATGTGATATCATTTGATTCATTTTTATCCATAATAAACTAATATAAGGATAGAAAAATAAATAAAATATTATACTATAATGGACAAGGATAAAAACAATTGGGAAATCATTGATTCCAATGTAATCACTAAATTCCAAGATGAAATAAGCGAACTTAAGAATGAATTAAGATCTTCAATTGAAGATATAAAAAAAAGTAATTCTGAAATAATGATATATTTAGAAACAAATCGTAAATTATATTCAAAAATGATCAAAGACAATTTTGAATTAACAAATAAGATTGAAAAATTGTTAAAAGAAAATAGGAAATTATATATGAAAGCTTTTGAAAAAGAAGATCAAAAACTATCTTTAATAGAACAAAAATTTGTAATGCCTTAAAAATCACCAGATAATTCACAAATTATCTTGAGTGGTTGCTTATTGAAATAGTTTTCAAGAATATCAATAAATGTTTTGATTTCATCATCAAGTGGTTCTCGTTCTGAGTTCCTGTAAAAATACTGATTCAATTGCAGGATAAGCATTGAATATGCAAATCTGTCATACTTAAAATGATGAACGTATTCATTCAAAAACTCCCAGTAATCTTTTGATTCGTTAGGGATTTTACGTAATGGAACCTTACACTCATGAAATGTTTCAATTACATATTGAATAAAATGTTTCTTAGTACGAAAGGCTGATGAAGGGATTTCATCAACAAATGCATTAAGTTTCCTCCTTAATCCACTGGAATTAATAAAATAAATATATTGCTGACGAATTGTAGTTTTTACAGAATATTCAAATAAAACATCGTTTCTATCAAAATACCAATATAAAATTGATACAATTGCAACAGACGGAGGTAACAATGAAATTGTTCCAGTTTTACTTGGAACGGTGTTCAAAAATGTAAAATCAATCAACTTAAACTTACGTAGTCTAAATGAATACAAAATATTTCCATGATTCAAATCACTATGACGAATAGGATACTTACGCATCTCTTGTGAAAATAAAACAAAGTCCTCAAGAAGCTCTTTTGTAACACCAGATTTGAATAAAGATTCAAGATCCTCATATGTAGGATCTGTTTCATAAACAATGTAAATTTCTACTTTTTCTGTATTGATGATCAATTTTTTTGGTAAAAAGCAATGTTCCTCAAAATCTTTCGGAAGATTCATAAGTCGCAATAATGCATCAATGTCATCTTTTATCGCAATTATTCCCTCAATTGTCTTACCAAACAAGAGACCAGTTTCATGAATAAATGTTCCACCATTCCTGTTACCTTTTCCCGGAAGAGACTTCCATGACTCATTCAAAAAAGGATTTTCATTTGTAAATTCAACGTCAAACAAATTCCGAATCAGGAGATTAATCGCATAAATACATGAAAACCAACCTGTTAAGGTGAGATCAGATTTGCTCTCAGACATGGCGGTTTTTGAGAGATTGTGTATTTATAATGTGTAAAATTAAAATTTTAAAATTTCAATTTTATGGTAATCTGATATCATCAATACCTAACTCTGTAAGAAAATCATTGAAATCAGATCCATAGAATTTATCATGTAATTCCTTAAAAGTAAATAATTTAAGTGATTCATGAGCACACTTAAGAAATCCATTAATTGCTAATAATGACTCGTCCTCACATAATTCATTGTGTGAGAACATTGATAACATTATTAATACAGTATAAAGATCCTGATAAAGCCCTGGTTTTTCAGAAAAATAACTTTGATAAACAAGTCCAAAAAATTGTTTAAAATCAATATTAGACATTGTATATATCTGGTGTAAATGTTTTGTAAATTCATTGATTTTATCAATTGTGAATGTTCGTCTGTAATAAGAATTTGAAATCAATTTAGTTAATGATTTTTTATTGTAATATCCTTTTTCTGAAAACACAATTAATTTTTCAATAACATACGGAAGATACATTGCTGTTCCCCCCATACCAATATAATCAATTTCTTTAATTAAACCATAATCAATCAATTTAAAAGTTCCATCTTTCCATTTAAGAATGTTTTCAAATTTAATGTCTCTGTGAGAAAGGTTATTTTTGGAAAACCAATTAAGTGCTTTAATAAAGGTTTTGATCAACAGTTTAAACTCATCATTTGATAATTTACCTTCTCCTGTCCCCAAATAATTAAATAAATCAGATACAGATTCATCTGTTTCATAAATAAATGCATACATTTCTCCATATAGTTGAATAATTTTACTTGGTAGTAATAAAAACTCAGGTACTGGTTCTGATCCAATCGCATTCAATAATAATTTCAAGGTATTTTTCTGTCTATAAAGATGCGGTCCAGTGAAAATTTTCACAAATTCAGTCTTATCCTCAGAGATAAGATATCCAGTTGCTTCAAAACCAATCTTATCTAAAGTTGTATATTTCCCGTGTTGTAGATACGATGGATCTACAAAATAAGGGATACCACACGTTTCAAAAAACCTACTCATATCTTAAATAAACACTATTATTCTTAATTTGTAAATTAATAATAATTATTTTCAGTTTTTCTTAAAAAATTGATTTTTATATTTTATTTAATACAAATATTAATTTTAATGAAAACATGTCTCTAGTAAAAGAAAAATCAGATATTGAATTAAAGAAAAAACGCGAAGATCTCGTTAAATACATTAACGCAATTGATCAAGAATTAAAACTCCGCAAATCTGAGAAATCTGAAAAGAAAGGATCTTTT